TGAACGACATTTGCGATCTAACGCACAGGCGGGAGCCTGATGGTCCTACAGCAAACTTGGTATTACGCTCTGGCACGGAGTTGAGCCAGTTTGAATCTTGCACGGATCAGCCACGCTTGTTTATCGAGTGCATTGAACTCATCTTGCCCACCGAGTCCATCACCATCACCGTCGTCATCGTCTTCATCCACCTGATTGGTGCATCCGCCTTCATTGCAAGCTGAATCGCTGCAATTGTCGTTTGAGCAGATGCCACATGATCCGGCTTGGCACTGAGCACAGCTACAGGCACATTGAAAGGGAGGGATGACAGCGCCATCAGGGAACAAAGCACGCAAGGCCATCGTTGTGGATTCGTATGCTGGGAACGTGACGCCAACAGAGACTTCAAAGAGTTGAGTGTCCAATACCGTTCTGATGTTGCCGTTCCATTCATCCTTGGTACAGACAAATCCGAAAGAGCAGCCGGATAGATCACCACGTCCTACTGAAACCTTTAGATCACGAGCGGCCTGAGTGTCAGGAAGATCGATGCTGAAGGCTAAGCCTTGTGCATCTTCACTCAGAGTCAGAGTGTTCGCACTTGTGCGGCCAACGATGGCGTTTGTATCATGATTGATCAACGCTCTGATGTCATTGCCTAATGAAGATGTAAAGCAGCCTGGAGCTAGCTTCTCTTGAAAGCCTCCTAGATCTTCGGATAGCTCATTGAAACGGGCGATATACCCTGCGAGGTTGTTGCCTTGTACTGACGCCGTGCCTGTGGCCCGGTATTCGCGTTTATTCTGCATCTGCTTCCTCTAGTTGCGATGAAGCAACCGCCGCAGCAATCTCTTTATGGGTATTGATGTAGATTGCGCGTATTGATTTGATAAATTCTTTCTGAACTGCCTCATCCAAATTGGTGGCGTTTACGCCTTCCATCCGTTTGCAGATGTTCCGGCAAGTGGCATTCACAATGTCAGAGGTTTCGATTTCGTCTGCCACCTTATCGAGCCCATGCTGTGCCAATGCGTCAGATAGGCTCAACTGTGCGATAGAGCGAAGCACAGGACCGAGAACTTGACTAACCGCGTCCACATCTCTTTTCTGCCTATTGGCTAAACGGTGATAGCCGTCGCGGAAGACTGAGATAAAGGACGTAGTGTATTTGCCAAGCATCTTGGTTTCAGCGGGTGCCGGGAGTGTAAGCTGGCTATCAGGTTCTACAGGCGGCTTTGTACCAACGGGCTGATCTTGAATCGATTCGGTTGCTAGCAATAGCTCCGCATTCTGCATATTGACTGGCGCCCAGAGAATATCTCCGACATCATCAGGAAGCAGATTCATGCCTAGCATTTCACGAGCATCATTGGCAGTGAGTATGCCCCACTGTCTTCCAACACCGATTGCGTCGTAGGTGCTTTTGATATCTGTGCGGAGTCGTTCGCTGAAGTCGAACTGAGCAAAGACCGTAGGATCAGTGATCAGCTTGCGACAAATCTCAGCTTCTAAGCGGGAGAAGTATGGCTGTAGAGTGTCGGTGACGAACGATAGGGCTTCCTGTTCCGATGATGCCTTCGACGATTTGCTCGTGTCACCGGCTTTGGATACAGGCACGCCAAAAATGGCGCATATCTCTTGGCGTTGGAACTGGCGGACCTGTATGAACTGTGAGTCTTCAGGGGATATGGATAAGGGTGTGTATTTCCAATCACCGGGTAGGACAGCCGTGCTGCCTTGCTTGGTGCCTGATTGGGTTTCCTGCCATGTGCGGCGAGCACTCTCCATTGCTTCGGGCGAGATATTGGCATCAGTGGGGGTGAGCAAACCCGATGGCCGGGAACCATTACCGAAGAAACGAGCGCCGAATAGCTCTGAGGCTTTGGCTAGTCCGATTCCCTGCCGAGCAAGTCGAATGGGTGAGAAACCTTCTACACCATCCCAACTGAACAGAGGCACATGGAACATGTTCTGGCTATTGATCTTGCGGGGTGTGCTGTTCCCCATCCCTAAGCCGTCCGTTGTCTCGTAATAGAGGCTATTGGTGCTCATATCACGTCTGGCACAGGTCAGATTGGGATTCAGCGGCCATAAGGCAACAGGTTGACCTGCACCGTTACGTTCAATCTCTGCAAAGCAATTGCCTGTCAGGGCAAGGGAGGCCGTGAGACACGCCCAGAATGTAATGGCAGTCATTTCGTCATTAGGGCAAGACAAGAGCAGCCTTGATAAGGGTGTGAACAGTTGCTTTCTGCCTGAGCCGTCATTCTGATAGAGCTTGCATGGGAGGGTGGAAACGCCATCGCTGATGACTCGCACACAGGTTTGAACAGTCGCATTCTGAAGGGCAGTCGCAGCATTGACGATCTCGCCTGATGCTGTCGGATCGCCACCTTCCATTGACCAACTAAGAAACGCTGTGAGGCTCAGCCCCGTACCGGGTGTTCCAGAGCGCTCTTCCATACGGGGGGTGATAGACAACTCATTGCCCGTATCGGTGCGTCGTCTCATGAAGTCTTTTGCGGCTGATACCAATGACATTTAGGGTTTACCAAACTTGTGCTAGAAACTGTCTAGGCTGGGAGGGAGGTGGCGCTATAGAGGCGCGGGACATAGCGATCATGAGTGCAACCGCACCGTCAATCTTGTTTTCAGGCTTAGCTTTATCAGGGAAGATCAGGTTGCCGAAGGGCTTGCCGATGACATTCGAAACGCAATAGTTCAGAACCGGATCACTGTCATGATGTATGCGGCGGTTGTATGTCAGTTCCTCTATGAGCTTCATCGGAGTGCTCAAATGGGTTGCTCGCTGAGGAACATCGATAAACTTGGTTGCACCGGGCATTTTCGGCTTGAGTGACTGCACAAAGAAGTCAGAGTGCCAGGAGTCGTATCCAATCTCTTGCACCTTGTAATCGCTAGCGCGAGACAATATCAGAGCCTCAAGCGCGGTGTAGTCGATCGTGTTGCCTTCGGTGACATTGATCAGGCCACGCGCATCCCACGAGGTGTAAACAGGATTCTGCTGAACTGACTCAGAGGGGATGAAGCACTCAGAGAACACGTAATAGTGCGACTTGCCTTCGATCTGCCTGATGAAGATGGTACAGATGGCTGTGAGGTCTAGCTTTGATGAAAGATCGAAACCCATCCAACAAGGTTCACCAAGGAAGTCCTGGAGGGTGATCTTGTCTTCGCAACCGTTCCACTTCTCTATCGAATAGAACGCGTTGGAAGCAGCAACGGTGATGTTCAGATGCTTTGTCTTGAATGATGCAGCCTTGGCAGGATTGTTGATTGCTACCTGTTGAGCGGCTTTCAGATACTCAAGGGTGACCGAGACATTGCAGCCGGGATTCGCCATGATGAGAGCGGATTCTGATCGCCAATCGACATCGGGATCAATGGTGTAGATGAGGGCAAATAGCTCATCATCTTCAACAGCTTTGTTCAATACCTTCTCAGCTTCATCCTGTAGGGCTTTGCAGGGATTCTCTGTTCCAAATCCAGCTGTAGAGATGGCAATGATCAGCGGTTGCTCTCTAGCGGCCGTTCCTGTCAGGAATGACTCATACAGGCTGTTGTCCCTCATCTGGTGAAGCTCGTCACAGATGGCACATGAGACGTTTGAGCCGTCTTTAGGCCGGGATATGACCGGGAGGAACTTGCTGTTGGTGCTCGGTACGACGATTGATGCAGCGTTGACGAGAGTGCCTGTCTTGGCAACAAGCTCAGGTGCGCTGGTGAGCATCGCTTGAGCAGCTGAGAATACTTCCTTGGCCTGAAACAGTGACGATGCGCCACAGTAGACTTCAGCACCCATCTCTTTATCGAAGATCAGATGGTAGATGCCTAATGCAGCGGCTATTAGAGACTTGCCCTGTTTACGTGGGAGGATGATGGTGGCTCGACGGTATCGGCGCAAACCGTCTTGTTTGCGTTTCCATCCATAGAGGCTGCATATCCAGTTGCACTGCCAAGGCTCAAGTTTGATGCGTTGGCCGGATGCTGCTAGCTTGCCTTTGATGTGGCGGAAGCATTCGATGATCTTGCAGACAAGGTGAGCAGCGCCTTCATCGTAGTAATAATCAGAGTCGAAATCGGTAAAGTCAGACTCGACCTGTTTGCATAACGCGACGATCTGCTTGCAGGCGATTCTCTTTCCAGAGAGGACTTCAGCCCGATACTGTTTCGCTTTTGCCGAATAGGTTTGTATTGCATCCTGCATTAGTTGCTGTTCTTTGCGTCGGGCGCGGAGGACAAGATGTCATCCCAAATGGAAGCCTCATTGCTCTTAGCAACAGTGATTCTGGATCTGGATACAGGCGTCATGCCTAGCTGTTGCAATGCTGACATCAGGACAGACATCTCAGCACCATTCAACTTGCTGGTTCTCATCTTCCCTATCAGGCGCACACACAGTTCCAACACGACGCGATCAGAGCCAAAGAGGACACCTGGAGCGCATTGAATGATGAGTTCGTTCCATATGGCTTTCTGATCATCAGTGAATGAGGCTGGAGGATCGCCTATGGGATTCTCAGGAGCAGGTGTATTACCTCGATCAGCAAACCTTGCGGGATTGCGCTCGATGGCTCCTGTGAGGGATAGGGCTTCAAGGGGTTTGGAATATGCGCCCACGGTTTTCACTTCGGTTGTACCTCTTGCTGCTTACGCTTTCGCTCTACCCACGCTTTACGCATGTTGGCGATTTGCTCAGGGGATTTCTTACGGTCTTTGGCTGCTGCGCTGAGTTTTGCTCCCCAAGCAGCTCTAGCCTCTTCGGACATATTGGCTAACCCCGCTCTTGCATTTGCCACATGATCGGCGGTCAGTGTGCGACCTGTTAGAGACTTGCTAATCTTTGCTCTTGTCTCAGGCGATTTAGCACGACCTGTATTGGCTTTGGTGATCTTCGCTTTCCATTCTTCTGAGCGTGGTGGTAGCTTTAGCCCTCTATGAGCGGCTGCGTTCTTCGCTATATGCTCTGCTGACTTTTCACGACCTGAAAGTGCGGCACTTATCTTTGCTCTGGTTTCAGGAGACGGGTCGCAACCCCTAAAACCACCGCCGCCTTCGGTGCCGTTGTATCCATCCGTATATGTCTTGTATTGGGCAATGTAGAAGATTTCTAGATCGTCTAATCTGTCTTCCTCTACGCCGGACGCAAGGATCGTCCACTCGAATGCATCCTCACCATGTACGCGAATAGAGCGATAGAACTTGAAATCTACACCCGTGCTGGCATCGTAAAGATGCCGAGTCTTACGCTTTTCAAACTCTATAGATTGGCCTATGTAGGACTTGCCTGTGAGTCTGTTCATTGCGCGATAAATCACGCCTTGCCTCTTGTTCAATTCCTTTCCTAGATGGCTCTGTCGCGGCTATCTATTTGTGCGTGTTTATTTGCTGCCGGGAGTCTTCAAGATCGTAAACTCTGGCGGTTAAATCACGCCGATTTGAGGTTTGATAATTGTGTAAACGTGAAAAACAGTTGGGCGTGGTCTAGCGCGTCATTGAGTTTGTTGATTTGTGGACCCCATACCCCGAGACAATTGCATTTCTCACTGCCATAATCGATCAGGAGATTATCTATGAAGTGCGATATCGAAGTGCAAGGCGCGAAGTTTCATATCTATCTAACTGCCACAAGAGAAACTCTGCATAATGGCAATGTTGTTGCACCCGATTTTCAATGGGATGAGGCGATTGCCGCGTATGTCCTAATGACCGATCGTGAGGTTTCTTCGCGGGAGACTGCCCTAGACTTGGTTGTGATGGACGAGCACGTGGTGGCGGAAGCCGTCAAACAACATTTCCAATCGAAATATCTTAAGACCGATTTTGCAATTAGTTCTGTCAGGTCCATCAATATGGACGATTGGACTGTCAAACTGCATCATCCGAATGACAATTGGTTACGTGGTCTACCGGACTATGTTAAGTGTTAGGCCGCTGTGGCTTTCGGCTGTTCTATGGGCGCTTGAATAATATTGAGATTGAATAGCGTTTGATTGCTCTCTAGTGCGCCGGATACACGCGTTTGAGCCGTAGCGAAGTATGTGGGGTCTTTCTCTATGCCGATGCCAATACGGCTGGTATTGACGCACGCAACCATTGTGCTGCCTGATCCCATCGTGCAATCGAGAACTGTATCGCCTTCATTGCTGTATGTCTTGATGAGGTATTCAAGCAATGGAACGGGCTTCTGAGTTGGGTGATGTCCCTTCTCAGAATTGAACTTTAGGACTGTCTTTGGATAGCGCGAGCCATCTGTGTTGACCGTGACGGTCTCCTCGGTGAACTTGCGATAGTTCGATGATGAACGTCCTGCACCTGTTGTGTAGGTGCTGAATCCAAACTCTTTCTGAGGATGATATGGCGGTGTTTTGTCGCAGAATACGAGGATGTTCTCGTGATTCTTTAGCGGGTAGATATGACAGTTGAGGAAGCCCGTTCCTTGAGCTTTTTCCCATATCCATTCCGTCTTTAGTTGCTTTAGATTGCTTGCTGCCACGGTTGTGGTGAATGGCTGCTGAGTGAACAGCACAATTGGAGCACCGGGCTTGCAGATACGTTTCCATTCCGCCCAAAGAAGATCCATTGGGATAATTGAATCCCAGACATTTGAAGTCGTGCCAAAGGGTAGGTCCGTACACACCATATCAACACTTTCAGACGGCAGTTTCGCCATCTGTTCCAAACAATCGCCTTGTATGAGTTGCGGTAAATCTATGGACATCGGTGGAAAACGCGGGGAGGATATATAACGAGGTAGAGGTGCTTTATGCAGAAATGTGGAGTGGTAGGCTGTACTCGAACCGTAGTAGGCGGTTTTCAAGAAGTGCTAAAGGTTCCAATTCTTGAAGATCCGAATGCAACAATTCTCGGAATGCAGCGGTTTTGGTGTGCCATTCACGAAAGTTCCCTAAACAGGAATCTTCCACACGGACACTACCTTCGCGGAGATAAGCTCAAATAGTTGATATCTGTGCTGGATCACGCTGGTTGATGCTGTTCACTGAATGTTTTTGCCTGATGATGTTTTCTACACAGGCTTTGCAGATTGGTGAGCACTAATCGCAGTGATGGATCGTTTGTGATGGGAATGATGTGATCTACGGCTTCTGCCGGGATCAGCTTGCCTTGTTTGGCGCACTCAACACAGCAGTAATTATCTCGATGTAGAGCTTTTAGCCGGATACATTGCCAATCGTATGTATAGCCGCGTGATGCAGCGGTGCCACGATAACGGCTGAATGTCTGTGGCACTGTCTTTGTGTGTTCATCGCAGTATTGCGATGGTGATGTGTTCGGACAGCCGTGTTTCTGACAGGCTTTCTGAGGCTTGGAAGGCATGAAAAGTAGCGGTTTCGCAAATGAGGAGCCTGATTATCGACTCGGATCGACTCTGGAGACACAAGAGTGTTCCCGTACAAGCATCATTGAGGAGGGTGGGATGACGATGTACGGAAACGAAGCTATATAGCGATGGAAGGAAGATGTCTCAATAGAGACGGTGGCGATACTTGCCTACTTATACGGGTGTTTGGAAGACAAATCGCGCAGTGTTTTTTCAGATAATTTTCTGAGCTTTGCTTTAGCGCGGGTGAATCGATCCGATATGGTTCTCTTTGAGCATCCGTCCCGCTCGGCAAGCTGTGACAGGGACATTTCACTCAACACATGATCTTCGATCA